CTTCCGATCTCGTGCAGCCAATGTGCGTAAATATGAAGGTAATACTCCTGATGTAGTCTATGTGGGTATGGACTTTAACATAGACCCTATGTCAGCTGTGGTTGCAGTCAGATCTGGAGATACCTTACATATCATAGATGAAGTGAGGTTGTTTAGTTCTAATACCAAAGAGATGGTAGATGAGATTAAACAACGATTTCCCAAATCAAAAGTCTGGGTTTACCCTGATCCTGCTGGCAATCAACGCAAGACATCAGCAGGTGGTATGACTGATATAACCATATTACAGAACGCAGGTTTTGTTGTGAAAGCACCAAGAGCACACACTCCTGTTCGTGATAGAATCAACGCTGTCAACAGCCGTCTCTGTGATTCTACGGGTATTAGACGCTTGTTTGTAGATGGTAAGTGTAAATATACTATTGAAGGGCTTGAGCGTCAGACTTACCGCGAAGGCAGCAGCCAGCCTGACAAAGAAAGTGGCTATGATCATATGAATGACGCATTGGGTTATATGATTGATTATCTATTCCCAGTGCGTAGAGATGTAGACCCTGAACTATTGATACCACAACGCTGGGGCCATAGTTTGGCAAAATAAGGACAACAAGATGAACATTATTGAAACGCTATCAGACGAACTAAAGAGATTACTTCAGGGCAATCTACTCTATGACACATACCTGCCACAGTGGCAATATCTGTTAGAGTCATATGTTGGTGGCCAAGAATACAAAGACGCACAACACCTAACACGCTATCAATTAGAAAGCGATGGTGAATACCGTGCTCGCATTATGACAACACCATTAGAGAATCACTGCCAAAGTGTTATCTCTGTCTATAACAGTTTCCTATTCCGTGAAAACCCAGAGCGTGATTTTGCTGGACTTGATGCACTACCAGAACTTGAAGACTTCTTGTATGATGCAGACTTTGATGGCCGTTCATTAGATGCGTTTATGAAAGATGTTGCTACTTGGACATCAGTGTTTGGTCATTGCTGGATTATGGTCAGCAAACCCAATGTAGGTGCGACAACACTGGCAGAAGAACAGGCCCTAGGTGTTCGTCCATATGTTAGCCTATTAACCCCAATGGTTGTGTTAGACTGGAAGTATCAGCGTCAGCCATCAGGCAGGGTGGTCTTAACATACCTACGCTACTTGGAAGATGTTACAGGTGATCTACGCACAGTCAAGACCTGGACCAAAGAAACAATTACCACTACTGTGATTGATGTCAACAAGAAGACAATGACAGAAGAACTTATAGAAGTCAACGGACTAGGTAAGATACCTGCTGTCTGTGCCTACAATGGCCGCAGTATTATCCGTGGCTTTGGTGTGTCAGACATTGCTGACATTGCTGATGCACAGAAGTTTATCTACAATGCCACTTCAGAAGTAGAGCAAAGCATTAGAATGGACAGTCATCCTTCATTGGTTAAGACTCCAGAGACACAGGCAGGCATTGGTGCAGGATCAGTTATTCATATGCCAGAAAACTTGGATCCAGGCTTGAAGCCATACCTACTTGAGTTTGGTGGTGCCAGCATTGATTCAATCTACAAGAGCATTGAACACGCTATTGATTCAATTGACAAGATGGCCAATACAGGTGCAGTTCGTGCCACAGAAAGCCGCACAATGAGTGGTGTTGCTATGGAAACAGAATTCCAATTGCTCAACGCTCGCCTGTCAGAGAAAGCAGACAATCTAGAACTTGCTGAAGAACAGATGTGGACCATATGGTGTGAGTATATGGGCACACAGTGGATGGGCAAAGTAGAATACCCAGGCAGCTTCAACATCCGTGACACCAGCAAAGAGATTGAACAACTCAAGATTGCCAAGGATACTGCTACTGATCCTCGTGTTATTGCTCTTATAGATCACGAATTAGTAGAATGGTTAGGCAGTGAACCTGAGTTAGTATTGACTACACAAGAGTATCTACCAGCAGAACAGATTCCTGAAGTCCATCCATTTGAACCACACTATATGATCAATCCAGAAACAGGTGAGAAGTTCATTGCTCGCACAGAAGAAGAGCATATGAAATACTCTGAACTGGGCTACTATCACGAAATTAAAGAATGAAACTGAAGTATAGTGAAGTAAAACCACTTCGTGAGAAGTTGTTGGCTGCACAGACAGGTTGTTGTGCTCTATGTCAAGAGCCTGTTGTTGATGATGCAGTATTAGATCACGATCATAAGACTGGCCTAATAAGGGGCGTTCTCCATAGGGGATGTAATGCAATGTTAGGCAAGATAGAAAATAATATGCCCCGCAATCGTGTGAACATAGAGAGACTGTCAAAGTTAGCAGACAATCTCATAAAGTATTTGGTAGCAGACGCTAAATCAGAGTTTCTGCATCCAACATTTAAAATCAAGGAGCCTAAAATGGGAAGAGGTCGTGGAAGAGGCAAGAAACCACCAAAGCGTTAATTGGTATGCTTACTTCAAGAGTATTCGTGAAGAGTGCCCTTGGAGTTATGCTGCCTATCTAAAAGGTGACATTGACATTGTCAATTGGGCAGACTCAGATAAGATTGAACCATTGGGATCATTTCAGGCCAGGATGTATATTGTAGATTATCCTGATAACATAGTTGAAGCAATGGCCACTGAGTTAGACTGCGATGATCTTGACAGTGAATGGTTGTTCTCATATCCAGGATATGGTGAATTTGCCACTCCTGTTAAAGTGCTAATTCAACAGGATAGAAAGCAGTTAAACGCCATAAGGAACCGTTTATCAGAGTGATATTACTTCACTCTTATAAATACATTATCAAAACACTCTAAAGGAGGCGATGTCACAATGTCAGAAAATACATTGGCTACAAATAATAACGCAACTGATGCGGCAATCACAGAAGATGGAAATCAGGCACAAGCAGTTAAAACTTACACTCAGGATGAAGTTGACAATATGATGGCCCGTATGCGTGGCTCATTAGAAAAGAAACTTTTGAAACCCTATGAAGATTTAGGGGATCCTACTGAACTACGCTCATTGAAGCAACAGGCTGAAGCGAAAGCACAGCAAGAAGCAATCAAGCGTGGTGAGTTTGAAAAGACTCTGCAAGAATTAGCCGCTCGCAAGGATGCTGAAATCCAGAAAAGAGATAGCGTTATTAAAGAATACAAAGTGAATACCCCATTGCTGTCAGCAGCCGCACAATACCGTGCAGTGGCTCCTGAACAGGTAAAGGCATTACTTTCTAACAATGTTAGATTAAACGCTGATGGTGAAGTAGAAGTTGTAGATAACACTGGAGCCGTTAGATATAACGACAAAGGTGAGGCAATTGGTGTAGATGCGTTGGTTAAAGAGTTTCTTGACTCTAACCCACATTTTGTTGCATCAACGCCTTCTACTACAAATACAAGAACCAATATCCAACCAGGTAAGGTTGATGTCTCTAAACTGGATATGAGAAATCCTGAACATAGAAAATTATACGCCCAATCAAGAGGCGTCAAAGCATAAATCTAATTAAGGAGATATTAATATGCCATATAATGCAAATAACTCCGCTGCCTATGACAGCGGTTCTAACGCAGGTGGAATGAGCGACCTTTTCACAGCTCTATTAGGCGACGCACAGTTTGCCGCTTACGAGAACTCCATTGCTCGTCAAATCGTAACAGCATTTGACTACCCAAGCAATGCTGGTAAGACAATCCAAGTTCCAGTTTACTCAGCAGTTACCGCTGGTCCTCTAACTGAAGGAACTGCACCAAACGCTCAGACTTCTAACGCACAAAGCGTTTCTATCACATTGAGCGAAATTGGTTCTTACTTCCAAGTAACTGATATGTTGCGTGATTCAGCAGAGCGTAATGTTATTTCTGACTTGGGTCTATCAGCTGGTCGTGCTATTGCTGAAAGAATGGACACACAGGTATTTTCGTTGTTCAACAGCTTGAGTGCTTCTGTTGGCACACAAGACTCAGCAATCACTGTTGATGACATTTTCACAGCTATCGCAACATTGCGTGGCAACAAAGTAACTGGTCCTTTATACGCTGTTGTTGGCCCACGCCAAGCTCTACAGTTGAAGAAGGCATTGTATAACGCAGGTGGAACAGTAGCTACTGCTTCTGCATTGGGTTCTGCAGTATTAGAGCGTGGCTTCATTGGCACAATCGCTGGTTGCACAATCTTTGAAAGTTCTTTAGTTAAGAGCGATCTAGACACTGACAGCGACAGCGAGTTGAATATGGTTGGTGCAGTATTTGCTCCAACAGCATTTGCTCACATTATGCGTGGCGGTGTTACAATGGAAACTCAGCGTCAGGCTGCTGCCCGTGCAACTGAGATTATGATGACTGCTGTTGTTGGTCAAGGCATCCTACAAAACTCACACGGTGTTAAGATTCTTGGATCTGCAACTGACTAATTAGGAGAATAGAATGGCTTTCATAACAGAATCAGGAACTGTAACAAGTTTCGCAGAGTTTCAAGATGTGGTGAACAAAGATCAACGCCTCTTTGACTCTAATGAAGGCCTCTCTGATGATTTAGTTGAGCAACAATTAGTAAGAGCTACTGAACGCATACTCACAAAGTTGCGTGCCAGTGGGTGGTGGAGAAGCTATTACACCAAGCGTTCTACCACTGCTCTTACTACAACGGCAGACATTCCAGCTCTTGACCCTAACAGAATTATCAGTCGTGCTAATGACTTTACAGATCTTTGTGTTTATACTGCCTTGGCAGACTTCATACTTCCTTCTGTAGCAGACTTTGGCAAAGAAGATAATGCTGAAAGACAAAAGATGGGATACTACTCACAGAAAGCAGATAGCCTGTTTGGTGAGTTGATTGCCGCTGGTGACTGGTATGATTTTGACGATGACAATACAATTCAGTCAGATGAGAAATCACCAGGATATTACAATCTGAAGAGAGTGAGATGAGAACAGAAATACTTGACTATATCAACACATTAAGTTTGGGTGGCTTCCTGTTAAGTCAGGAGTTGCCATTTGAAGAAAATGGAGACCCACTATACTTAAAGAACTTGAAAAAGATCTATGTTGGTATTCCAGAGTATTCAACTGAAGCTTTAATCAGAACTTTCAGCAGTCAAGATATCAACAGCGAAACTACTACCATCAGGATATTTTTTGCCGCAGACGCAAAATCATTACCTACCAACTATGAGGCTTTGGTCTCTGATTTGAAAGCAGCCAAAGACATTGACACCATTGCGAACATCTATCGTAGAGAAGTCAGTGTTGAAACTACTTTTGAAGCAGATGCTTTGGTCACACAGTTAGAAATGAGATTTACCAACATAACATAAAAGGAGCCTATTATGGCATATACAAGTCCATCATACATCAGCCCAGGTCCAGGTTCGTCTAACCAAATCACTTTGAGTTTAGATATTGCCGCAGATACATCTGATGTAACACAATCAGCCGCAATCTCTATCGCAGGATTGCAGGATATTACTGTAAACGCATCTAACGATGTTTTTACTTGGAGTCAACTTGATTCCACAGCGAAAAAACAAGTGGCAACTACTGCTACCAACAGCATCAGTATGAACTTGGTTGTTGACGATGCATTGTTCTTTGGAACAACATTGAACGCAGCCGCTACAGGCACAGCCGCTGAACAAGGTCTAATGGGTTTTAGCCGCAACAAAACTTTGATCAACTTCATCTTGAAGTTTGTTGAAGGTGGTTCTAACCAAGCAACTGCTGACCGCTATATCAAGGGTGTAGGTTACATCACTGGTTTGGCACCAACAGTATCTGCTGATAGTCCTGTTTGGGTTACACCTGTGACAATCACTGTATCTGGTGAATACACAGTAGCCGCAACTTAATCCCAACCTGGGAGCGAACGGAAATAGGGGCATAACAGCCCCTATTTTTGTATTACAGTTAAATATAAGGTAAGCAGATGAATGTATTAGACTCAAAGACAGACAAGGAACTACTTGAAAGTCTTATTGTAGAGATTGCCAAAGCCACAAATGAACTCAAGTGTGCCAAGGCAGACATAG